AAAGATAGACTCAAGGAAGAGGCCCTCAAGGAGAATATGACAAAGAGCATCGCTGCTATCCTCAAAAAGGGTAGTGCAGATAAGGTAGCAAAGGAATTTATGGAGTCTGGGCGATCTGGAAGTGGCATGGCAGATAGACAGAATATTCTGGATACAATAGCCAGGGGCACTGGGATGGATGAGTTCAACTGGGGAAGCGAAGTAACTGGAGAATCTGAGCGAGATAAGTATGGAAGTGATGACGACGAATGAACATTTTCTCAGGAAATAAGACAGAGCTTCAGGAAAGAATAGTAAAGCTAGAAATAGATCTGGCTGTTAAAAATGAGCTTCTATCCGAAAAAAGCCAGGACGTGATCTATTTAAGGAAGCAGGTGGACCGTCTCCAGAGTGCTCTCCTTGCCATAGAACACCCTCAGACCTACCAGACCCTTAAGGATGACCAATTTATAGAGGACAATCCTGACATAGAAGAAACTGAGGCAGATGTGAAGAGGCGAGAAGAGGCTGCTATTATGAATAAGTATATGCAACAAATGGAGAATCCCACCTTTAGAGATGCTGATGATATGTATGATATGCTGGGTGGGAGAATAGGACCTCCCCAGGCTGAGCCTTTGCATGGTGACGGCGAGTCTTGATCCCCTAATTAGCTATAATTAAGGTAGTACCATACCTTAATTAGGGGGAATTGTGGCAAAACGCGGTCGTAAGCCTAAAGATTATCTAGGTAATAGAGCAGGGAGTGCCCAGACAGGGCAAGTTACTACAGATAACCGCTGGAAGTATGGACAGCTACATTATCTGGACAATATTCCAGAGGGAGATCCCAAGCTAGCTGTAGCAATTTCTAATTACGCTCATCAGATTGAATCAAATCGCCAATCAAGACATTGGGTACGTGCCGTTCAGTGGGTAGAGAATATTCTCTTCATGGCTGGACGCCATTATATTGATGATATCCTTGTATCCCGTCTATCCAGAGATTCTGATGGAAACACCTCCACAGTAAAAGAGATTAATAGATTCATACCCCGCCCAATAAATGATTTCCTTGGTAGATACGTAGAGACCAATATTGCTCTATTCACAGAGAATAGACCCCGCCCTAGAGTAACCAGTAAGAGCGATAGAAGAGAAGATCAAACAGCTGCAGAACTATCTGAATTTACTATGGAGTTTCTGTGGGAGAAATTAGGTAATCCAGAACTCCAAAGGGAAGTAGCTAGAATCATCCTAGCCTGTGGAATATGCTGGAAAGAAGTAGTCTGGGATCCTACCGAACCTCGCCTCCTCAAAACACCTGTCACAACAACAGAGAATCAGGCCCTAGCTCCAGGAGGGGTACAGCCTATACAAATCCCCCTGACTAGAGAAGTCACCAAGAGAGATAAATCTGGATTTGCAGAATATGAAGCTTCTGTAGGATATGGAGATATCACCTCTATTGTTGTCTCTCCCTTTGAAATGCATTTACCTGTAGAGCACTGGTGGAATGGTGAGAGAATGGGCTGGATAATGAGGGAGTACTATACCTCTATCGAGCAATTCCAGGACAGATATGGCCGTGCAGAAATGGTTAAGAAGCTTAAGCCTTCTGATGGATGGCACCTGGATAGGCTGGAGGATATTGGATCCGCCAGTATTCAGAACCTTCCTCTATGGTGGTGGGAGAGATTGGCAGACTTAGTTGAGGGACCAGGACCCTCTCTCTATGTAGGCACCCCAGAAGCCTGGGAGAATCATACTGTAATTCGATGGTTAGATCGTAAGCCTAATCCTCAATGGCCCAAAGGTCGCTCTATGCTCATAGCTGGAAATCAGGTTATCTACGACTCTCCAAAGGATATAGGTGCTAGAGCCTATGATATAAGGTGGCCTCATAGATGGCACCCATATGTGAGATTCCGCTGGGAGCCTCTTATTGGAAGTATCTATGGGAGATCTCTGGTATCTAAACTTCTTCCTAAGCTGAAGAGAGTAAATGCTATTGATACTACTATGATCATGTGGAGACGAACTGTTCCTATCGCTACATGGATCGTGCCCAAGGGTTCACATCCTGTAGATGATATCTGGTCTGGTAGACCTGGGATGATTTGGGAATACGACCCTAGAAGAACTCAACAGAAAGCTCCTGAGCCTGTGTTCCCTCCTCCCTACCCTGAAGCAGCTCTAAGAGAAAGAGAGCAGCAAATATCTGAGATGGAAGCTATCTCTGGTACAGAAGAGATCCTAAGGGGTCAGCGACCTACTGGAGTTACCAATGCTAGAATGATTGAGATTCTAAGGAAGCAAGCTCTAGCATCCAGGTCTGCAATCCTACAAGCGTGGGATGAGTCACAAGAAGAGGAAGGATCTATTCTGCTTCAAGAGACAATGAAGCATATTAGAAATGATCCAGAGTATGCAGAGAGAATTAGACTACTTGCTAGGGAGAAGCATTCAAGACTTACTATTCAAAACTTCAGTGGAACTGATCTAAGCGATAACGTGGTAGTTAGGGTAGATACTGCCTCTATGGCCCTGGTCAGTAAGGAAGCTAAGGAAGCCAAGGCTATTGAGTTCATGCAGTATGCTCCTGGCCTAATGGCACTTCCATTTGCTATGAGACAAGCTATTGTAGAGGAGCTAGGATTTGCCAAGACTATGACTCCTCAGGGACCAGATGTTGAGCGTGCTAAGATGATGGTTCAGTGGATCAAGCAGAATCAATTCGAGCGTCTCATTCCATTCCCCGAGGATGATCCTTATGTATTCATGGAGACTCTCTCCAATGAACTAAAGGCTGACTCCTTCTGGGATCTCAGTATGGAGCAGCAGGAGCAGCTCCTTAAACTAATCTCTACTTACAAGGATGCAGTTAAGAGAATGGAAGAGGCCAGACAACAAATGGCGATCATGCAAGCACAAGCAGCTAAAGGACCTCCCCAGCAATAAGAAAAGGTATAATTATAAGGAAAGGGGACTTTTAATGGGCTTGCTTGATTATCCATTTAAAAAAGGCCAGAGCATATATAGGCGAGGAAAAGAATCCAAGGCTGCTGAAAGGCAGACTAAGGAGCGAATGGGTAGCCTTGGCACCCAATTCATGCGAGCCATTAAAGCCACTGGTAGGGAAGCTCTTGAGCTAGGTAAGGGAGTTCCAAAGCTCCTTACTGGAAAAAAGACATTTAAACAGATTAAAAAAAGGTCTGAGAGAAAAGGTTATAAGCTCATGACTGGAAGACTTAAATGATTCTTCGAGCATTATTCCTTGCAGTAGTTCTCCTGTTTGCTCCTGATGTAGGGGCAGGTGGTGGAGACTTTGAACAGAAGCAAATGAAGAAGGTTGAACCAGATAATAATATCCAAATTAAGGTGGCTCTCATTGGTCTTGCTGGGACTATTGGTGCTGCTTACTTCATATCAAAGAAGAGGAAGTAATGGCTGGCAGTCTAGGAAAACACTTTGCTGTACTGAATAGGAAACTTACTGGAGATCCAGAAGAATCTGTAAAGACTCTGGAGAGTAAGATTCCTGTTAATAAGTATCTTCAGATCAGGGCAGAGAACAGACTTAAGAATAGAATGAAGAGGAAGAAGCCCTATCTTTTAGGAGCGAGACCTCCAGTTAGGACAGCAGTATAGTGCCACTGGGTGAGGGCGTTCGATACAGATGGACAGATCCAGGTAAGCCGGGAGGTCCAAAAGTTAGATTAGCTTTTAAAAATGGAAAAGTTATTGAGGCCAAGTCTTCTACAGGAAAAGTACATACACCAGCAGAATTCAAACAGGATAGGCTACGTAGTAAAGCCAAGAAAAAAGGATTGAGGGGGAAATAAAATGGCAAAGGATCCACTAAGTTTTCTTACAGAGCACAGGAAGAAGTCTAGAGAAGAGGCTAAGGAAGGGATGAAACCTAAGCCTAAAGTAGAACCTAAGAAGCCTACTATCCTTGAGAGACTAGATAAGGCAACCGGGGGAAGTTTACGTGGAAAGTCACCAGCGTTTCGTCCTCTTAGAAAGCCAGGATCTACTCCTGAAGGAATGATTCAACAGGTATCAACAAATACTGGACTTAGCCATGCTAAGGCTCGTCAGAAGCTTATTGATTCGGGAAATATAAGGGAAACGTCACCTGGTAAATATGAAGTAATTAAGAAGTAACCCCTATGATCCTCTGGTTAGATGGTGATGTAAGCAGAGCTGCTACCTTTTACCAGAGATTAGCCCCTCGTCAGAGAAGAGATATAATCTGGTGTAAGACTCCTGCTGAAGCTATTAGGATTC